GTGCCATTTTTTAATACGCTTCTCATATTCTGGCCAAGTTTCTGCCTCTTTACATTTGAATTTCATAATATCTTACCTTCTTCTACTTTCTCAAGTCTGTACGCAGTCTCTCCGCTTGTTATCTGTACCTGAGACCCGGAGAAAATCTTACAAGTATTGAGGATAGTTTCGTCGTTAGTTAATTCTCCGAGAGGTCTCCCGTTAATCGCCTTAGAAAGCGTATCAATCGACGGCTTGATCTGCCACCAACACTCTAGATTATTATCTGGTTGATCGTAATTATTCTCTATACTAAATAAGCACCATATTTCAGTCTTACTCATTTGTCTTTACTCCTTGATTTGATTTAGAATGGTTTGTAGATCAAGAGGATAGAAGTTAGTCTGCTCAACAGACACACAGATGTAACGAGGGTCGGGTTCTCCGTCCTTCATTACTACATTCGAGTGCGTATGTCCATGAACATTAAACTGCCACCTAGACAGAGAAGACTCATGGATAGGGATATGAGTCATGATCAAACCCTTCATCACTACACAAGCTCTGATATCGTCAAAGAACTCACTATAAACGTGTAGCTTCTCCGTATCGTGGTTCCCTTTGACCAGAACCTTACGCCCTTTGAGGACTTTAAGAGGCCACAGAGCCTTCTTGGTCATTGCTACATCACCAAGGAGGTACACCCTGTCTTGGTCGTCTACTACCTCATTCCAGTTGGAAATCAGTTTGCCATCCATTTCGGCAGGATCGTTCCAAGGCCGGAGAGGTGTTACCCCATCGGCTTGGGTGAACATACACACGCCTCGATGGCCGAAGTGTGTGTCTGCCAGTACCCATGTTTTACTCATGCTTTATCTCCTGATGGTTGGAACGTGTCAAACTCGTGGCCTGCATTATTACCACCAGCCTCAAAACGCTCTGCGTCTTCTCTGGATAACTCTTCTAGTCGGCCAGTCATTTCATTGTAGAAGAGCCAGCTAGCCGGACCAGTGCGGCCAAACTTCCGGTTCTTCTCGATCGACACCCGAGTAATATTACGCCGCCAGTCATCCATTTCCTTGAGGTCTCGCTCAAGACGGATGATGACATTAGCAACTTGCTCTGGGCCAGCAGACCCACGGATTTCCCCTTGACGATTGACGTGGATAACACAGATGATCGAGATATCGAGGTTCATAGTCAGGGTCTTCAATTTCGTACTGATTTCGTCCAACTGTTTACGCTCGTCACCATGTTGATCACTAACAATGATTGAAAGGTGGTCGAGGAAGATGTACTTGCAGCCTAGGGCGTGCATATGTCTAATCTTATTCAACACAGTATCAATCTCGTTACTGCCGAAGTGGTCCCAGATAACAATCCTATCAGTGTCCATTACCTTCTTGTACACCTCACGGAGTTCTTGCTCTGTGCGTGGTACGTCAGGGAAATGGTAAGGCTTGTTCTTCTCAATCGACATGAGGCCTAACGCAAGGTCGCGCTTTGGTTCTTCAAGGTGCATGAAGCCAAGCCCTACTCCTTCTTCAACCAGTTCAGGATTGTTGAGGATTTTGAACTCGATCTCCTTCATGATAGATGTCTTACCTACACCAGTAGGTGCAGTAATCAGAACAAGCTCACTGGTACGAATACCATAGGTCTTGGTGTTCAGGCCTTCCCACGGATAGGGTATAGATTTAGGCTCCTTATATTGGATAATCTCCTCAACAAAGTCAGGGTCAGACCCTAGTTGCAATCCGTCGGGTAGCCACACAGGGGCACGATACCATTCGTTAGTGTACTCAGACACCCAACCGTTCTTAAGGTAGTCGTTAGGGTCCTTAGCCTTCTGTAATTTAACTACCCGAACCTTCCCCGGAGGGAACAATGGGGCGACTTGGCTGGCAGCGGCCTGACCCGCAGCATCACTATCGAAGCATAAGACGATCTGCTCGAATGAGTTCAGATACTCGAAGCTTCGGATGCAATCACCTTTAGCTTGAGAAGCACTACGTACACCAACACAAGGATAACGCAAGCCTGTCAGTTCGTATCCGGCTGGTGCATCGCACTCACCTTCAACAACAGTGATAGCCTTACCGCCCGGAGGAAACGCTTGCTGTCCAAACAAACCACAGCCTTTAGAGTCTCCTTCCCATCGGAAATCTTTCTCACCCTTCATACGCATCTTGTTGCCAACATGCTTGCTGCTATCAACCGCATCAAAGTAAGGGTAGACATGCTCGAAGGCATCGTTGTCCGGCTTGGTTGTAATCTGATATTTAGCTATTGCCTCGGCAGAAAGAGCCCTGTTAAAGTCCGCCGGTTGTGGCGTCTTAGGTAGGCCAATCTTCAAAGGCTTCAATGGGGCGGCTTGATCGCTACCTTCTGCTTTTAGTTCTGTATCCATAGTTTCACTTTCTTCCACGGTATCTGTGTAGTTGTGATGATAACCACACTCAAGATGAAAACAATGTTCATTGTCATCATATACTCCTAGTTTATCCTCTCGCTTACATTTAGGGCAGGTATCGTGTCTTATAAAATTACTCATAATTCAATCTTGATTGTTTTTACCCACTTCTTTGCAGGGAGTGTGAACCTATAACCCCTTCGGCTAATCTCAGATCGGATAACCAACAAACGTCTCTCAGCCGCAAGCAGGAGACTTTTCATATCTTGATCGGTCATACCAATAAAACCATTAATATTTCCCATCACTCTTCTCCTATCGTATCGTTAAAGCTGGCGAACCCTGTCAAGTTCTCTGGGTCGTCTAGAGCGTCGTAATCCTCATCGAGAACTTCAACACCATGAATATGCTCAGTGTCATCATGCACGAAGTCTCCGGAGTATGCAGTCTCCATAATGATTTCCATACACTCTCCACAAGGGTCGTATGCTCCGAGTTCTTCATTATAGACGATCTCTTTATCGCCTAGCATCTTGTTACATATATTGCAGTGCATTCTCACTACTCCTTTTATGTTCTGTTATTAGATAAGAGTGATATGAATAAGAGTATCTTAATATAGTAGGTCTTCAAACGGGGCATCCTTAAGTCTTATTATATCATGTTTTCAATTTCTGTCAAGAGAAAAATGACAAGTCGTTCTAATTCAACGAAAGTTTCGGTACATTAAGGCGTACCAGTGTTCTGTGCCCATTTTGCTTTACTGGGACCGACTCGTGTAGGCCTGTGATGTTGCCTCCATAAGCCCTTCCAGCCCTCATTAGGAACTTATCCATCTGACTGGTATCAAGGTGAGAGCAGTCACCCATATCACCGATCGGGCCAGCGTATTCTCCTAGGTATCCTACAGCTCCTTCCATACTAGACGCGAGGATAACTGCCTCCAATTCAGCGAAATCTGCCGCAGCCCACGAGCCAGAGCCACAGCTATGTGTAGGTCTAGGAGTGTGTACAGGAGCCGGCTGTGCTCCATGCCCCGGCCCATTACTATGAGCCTCCACGGCAGGGTTCCAGTATCCGTCAATATGAACTCCGGGCCTACGATGGGCCTCTCCCTCCTTCACATCAGACTGGTCGATCATTAAGTAGATTGGCATACTGGTCTGATACGCGCCTAACATGGCGTCTACGGTCCGCTGCCAGTGCATAAGCTGAGGTGGAAGCCCTTCCCTTTGAAGGAATGGTTCCATATATACTCTCTCACCCGTGGTATCGGGGAAAGGTACGGAGTCAAGCTCTTTGAACTCACTTTTATATAGCACGATAATTCTCCTATTCTGTGTACAGTATTTTTGATACGTCGAACTCGTCTAGAATATCGACTCGATCTGGGTGCTTCCCTTTGAAGGAGTGTAAGATGCCGTAGTTACTAGCGCCTGCCACCCCGTAGGAAGATTTGGCACAGATGTAGCGTGCCCCAGACTTAGAAGTGAACGTATAATTGTCGTCATCCTCTTCAATCTTTTTGATGCCGGAGTTCAGCCTCCACGAGTCTCCGTCTAAGTAGCCTCCTGACCACGTACCGAAAACCTTTGAAAAGGTCTCCCCTTCATTGTTTGTTACGTTGATAATACACCATTTATTCGGTGTAACCGCATAATGAGTGCTACTCATAGTCCTTCTCCTATAGCCTGTGCGTATTTGTTGGCTGTACGTTCTTCGAGGCCACAAGCCGTGTTCACCTCAAGCACGTAGGCTTGTTGATCGTGTGCGTTCCACATGACGTCAACCCCACCGAAGTTAAGTCCGAGTGATTTGATAGCCATGATAGATTGCTCCACCACAGCAGGAGGCACGTCACTGAACTCAGCCTCTACAAACACGAACCCTCCCTCAAGGTTACGTATCATCCAGTTAGGGTCATAGATAGACAGTTTACGAGCCTTACGCTGCACAAAGAATGCCTTATCGTTGAAGATATGTACCCTATACTCGTGCTTCTTCTTTATATATTGCGTATAAAGAGGGGCAGGAACCAATGTTGCAGCATCAGTAGCCACAACAATACCAGCACCGCTATGTCCAGAGAGCAAGGTACGGCACATAACAGGGAACACATCGTCAGGTACTTCATCCATCTTCTCCCAGAAAGGAGGCACACAGACACCAGCATCACGCATAATCTTGAACGCGGTCAGCTTGTTCTGTGCTTGTTCTACATTGGCGTTGAGGGTGGTGGCCGGCTGGAAAACAGGACAACTAGAGCTACCCCAATTAACAATGACGTCAGATGGACGAGGCTTAAAGACGCTTCCGACATGTTTTAATACCCTTCCTTTGATAGCCAAAGCCAACGCCTTGGCTGATTTCGAGCCTTGTTTATATGGATATATCTTAATTCTCATAATCTTTCCTTTTATTCATCATCTAAATGGAATCGTCTTCATCTTCGTATCCGTCCTCTTCATCCATGTCAGTCAACTCGTTGAACCACAATGGGCTTGGTGATGATGGTGGCGGTGGAATGAAGCCCGTAGCAGCTTGAGTGTACTGTGCAGCAGCGCCAAGTGCCGAGGCTTCCATCGCCGTAGCCGCTTGAACCGCTTGAATCATTGAGGCCATCACGTCTTTAGAGCTGCGTTTGAACGGGTCTTTCAAGTCCTCAACACGGTCAAGGAGGGTCCAATCACGGCAGTAGCAGATATCTTGCGCGAACCGGATACCTTCGTACATAGACTCACGTATCTGTTGGTCGTTCATGTTGATGCCGTTACTCACAAGTTGTGCCTTGTCTCCCAACACGGAGGAAAAGAAGTCAGACGGCCCTTGCTCAGAGAACAAAGCCGGGATATCACGAGGGTCTTTGAACTCGCCAGACAGTGTGTACAATCGTTCAAGGATACTAACCCAATCAGTAATCAAGTCAGCCGTCTGTACGCCACGCATGGTGCGTATCTCAATGGACCCGAACTTCTGCAACGCAGAGATATTGAACCCAGAGTAGTGCATACCGCTAGAGAACTGCATCTTTCCATCTGCCTCCAAGAACTTCTTGATGGAGTTGACTATGCTCGGTGCATCCTTGCTTCGCAGACAGAATAGATTACCTACACGGAACTCACCACACCATTCGGTCAACACTTCCTCGAAGCACAGATACAGCGCAGAGAAGCAGGCGATGCGGTCCAAGTGGAACTCTTGACAGTTCAGGTGTACATGGACGCTGGTTCGATTACTCTCGTCGAATACCGTTTTCTTCTTCTCGAACAAAGACCAGAGGAGGTCACAAGCATCCGAAACCTTATCAAAAGGGATAGGCCGGGCGAGAACATACTCACCACTTTCCTCACCACGCAATGAGCCGTCTTTATGGAAAGTCCAGTAAGGTTGAAGAGAACTCAGATTGCTAGGAATGTTCTTTCCTTCAACCTCAATCTCAATACCTACCTCGCCTTTAGTGGTATTCTGGCCCATAATGTCCCGCATACGGAAGCTTGGCCGGCGCAGCGTCTTGGTGCGACGCAGAAAAACTTTATTATTGATATCCATTTACTTTCTCCTTGAGTTACTAGTGATTTGTAAGAATTGAGATTACCTCAAACTCATTAAGGTCCTCCACCGCTTCTTTGAGGTGTCGGAACTGTGGTGAAAGCTGCACGCTTTTCTTATTGACGAAGCCGATAACGTCTCCGCGATAGTTAAGGAAGGCTGTACGAATAGGCCCTTTAATCAGGGCAAACTCCCGATGAAAGGCAACCGACGTGTTCAGAATATCATCGCTATCAAACGCTTCAAGACATTCGCTCAGAGTCGGATACTGTCCAGTTATGCAATCATAGAAAGCCTCTCCGTATATATCGACGCCGTAGCCCTTGTTGTTAGGGTTTGAGGTCAAAGTAATCAAAGAGCTGTCAACCATCTGATAAATCAAACCCTGCTCCGATTTCCTAGTAGGACGCCTACGGGTGTACACCGCCTTACCGTGGTCATTAAGCATCCCAAGAGGGAAGGGCCGAAATCTGTTGAACGAAGGAGAGTTGATTACCTTTCGTTGTATCTTCATGTCGGGGTTCGCCTCCATCCACTTGTCCATGTTCTCACCCATAGGGTTCCAATCCCAAGGGTATTTAGCACTAGGAGGGGATTTAGGAGAGCTGTGAAGAATATTGAAAGACATTTCCGCCTCTCCTTTACCGACCGGCTCAAGGTATAGACGAAAGATGCCGTCAGATTTGTGGTTGGTAATAGTGAGGACGTAATAAGGCTCATCGTCGTACAGGACGATAGTGTTACGCAACCTCATGTTAGCTTCCGAGAGAGTCTCGTAAAAACTTGGATATGCTACCATTGTGTTTCTCCGCTAGTCAAGTTTAATAGTCTTGATCGGAAAGGTGAAGTTCCGAGTAAGGTCAGATGATAGATGTGAGGTGTTGATGCTTTCGATCAAAGTTCCGCTGAACCTCTGGTAAGTCGAACGACCCGGAAGGTAGATCGAAGCCATCAGATTGATAGCTGTGTTCATACGGTTCCAAACCTCAAGACGTTTCGGTTTCGAGGTAATCCAGAAATTCGACAACACACGATACTCAACTCCATAATCCTTATAGCGACAAGCGCCGGCTTTACCATACAACGATCGGCGGATAGGGTCAGGATCTTTAGTCAGAGACCAAGCACCAAGAAACCAGTCAAGCTGTTTCACGAGGTCTTGGCAGGCAGTCAGATGCCCAAGGTCAGAGGTGTCAGCGTCTTTAGTCCACCCGATATGAAGATGACCGCTGGCTGTCCGGAGACGAGGCCTGTCATTATTCATAGGGGGAGGATTAACGCCGCCCGTCCACGCATTGAAATCGGGGCTGCACCCGAGGGCCTTCGCCTCATCTGGCGAGTTGGCCCATACTTCTTCATCGAACTCCACGGATGGTATCACCGAGAAACCATAACCCTTCGGAAGCATAGCCTTCAATGCGCCCATAACTTTGTTGATGTTGTGGTTGAAGGCGTCGAAATTATCTACGGGGTCAATGTTGAACTCCGCAGCCATACCGTCAACTTGAACAGCGCCACCCTCAACAGGGTGAGGCTCTAATTTAGTACCGGGGATAAGACCCTCCGCACTTACATGGCGTCCCTTGTCATCAACGATGAACAACTCAGGGTCAGCGCCAAACGTAAACCCATCAAGGGGAGTTACTGCGTTAGACGTACTTACCATAACATTTCCTTTCTTTAATTAGTTGAGTAAAGTGGCCGAGTTGTGTAGATACGGGTAGCTTTGGCCTTACCACTATCCGTACATTCGTGGCAGATGACTTGAGTGTAGTCATCATCGAATATCGTAATATTGTCAGCGGAAGGATCAAACTCTCCTCCGCACCACGAGCAACCATTCAGACCGAGCATTTCTTCCTCGTCCTTGGTGAAGTACCCACCAAACAGGCTGTGCCGATCACCGAACATGGTCATGACGTTAGACTCTTTAGGGTCCGAATACGTATCCCGGTTCATCCCATGGGAGGTCGTCGTCAAACTCTTGGTCCCACCATTCCGGCCCTGCGTAAAAGGGCTTTTATAACCACCACCGCTTGTTGTTGCGACCGGTACAGGCTCCTTTCCCTTGAGTATTTGTACCTTCGGCTTAATGGGTTTGATACCATTATGTTCTCGAATAGCCTCAACATTGTACTTGTAATGAAGATCAACCTCAGTTCCGAAGAACTTGTAGGCCTTATCGGTGTACAACGGCTGACCTTGAGCAGACAAGGCGCAAGCGGCCTGTATCATCGGATACTCCGAAGCCCAGAAAAGCTTGTTGCAATCCTCCGAATGAGCCAGCCACATGGGCCGCTCTTTGTTTCTCAGGAAGTTCAACGTCCCTTCTGATAGATCATACCAGACCAAAGCCCACGCACCTTCAAGCATTGCTACAGTTTTATTGATGCCGAGTTTCTCAATAGCTTTGAAGATTGCCTCACTGTCAACATCGAAATCCTCCTCTAAAACCTCCTTAAGTTTGATAAAAGAGGAAGTAGTGAGGGTTCCGTTATGCGCCCCGATGATATGCCCACACTCAAACGGATGGGCGTTGACGCCGTTGACCTTACCTTTGGTCGCCGCCCTGTTGTGTCCAATGAACACGCTGGACTTGTGTCCGTCCACCAAAGTCTTGAAGCGGGTCATATCAAACAGATCGAAAGGATGGCTAGCAATCTTGAGAATATCAGCCTCCTTCCCTTCCTTGTCAATAACGGCTACGCCGGTAGAGTCCGGCCCTCGAAAATAGTCGTAACACAGGAGGCGCTTGAGTGTTGCCTCATCCTTGAACTCAAGTTTCCCTGCAATTCCTACATGTCCACACATTATGCTTTATCCTTCTTCTCTTGAACTCTTTTGATTGGTTGTGTCTTCGCGTTGATGCGACGAATGTTGTCGCCCCACACTAGATCGTTGTTGTGGACTACCAACTCTTCGAGAAGATCGAAGGTCCACTGAGCGTATTGGTAGTACCCGCGATATTCTGGATGGCCTTGGATACCAATACAACACGTATCCTTGTACCAGAAGGCCTCAATATCGTTACTGTCTCCTTCCTCTATCTTCGAGGGCGTGGCGGCCCGTTTCTTGGATTGACCAACAGAGATAGCCAACACTTCCATCTTCTTGTTTTCGATAACCATCTGATGATGAACAGAGGAAATCTTCGGGATGGTACGCTTGTTGAAGATATCGAACATCGAATGATCGCCGTAATGCCCGTCCACGTCCTGATACAGCTTGCCGCCGTTCATAACATGAAGGAACTGTGCGCCACGGCAGATACCCAACATAGGCACACCATGATCAAGACAATCACGATAGACCGCTATATCCTCCTGATCGCGCCGATCGTTGAAGTACGTTTTGGGATGCTGCACTTCGCCATACAGTTTTGGGTTGACGTCTGAACCACCAGAAAAGATAACCAAGTCAGCCTCAAGAGGGCTCTTAGCTTTCCGGCAACATGCACGAACAAAGAGTTCAGCGAACGCCGCCTGCTCTGAGGCATCACCGACAACCCACACCTCAAGCCAAAGCTCCGGGATTTTCAGCGTAGTGTCCTTAATCAAAGTGATCGGACGCAACGGTGGCTTGGTATCATCCTTAGCCTTGTCCTGTACCTTGTCTGCTTCTTTTTTCATCGCCATTTTTTCCTTGTGTTTGACGCGGTTAATTCGAGCGCGACTCATGCGACCCTTGTTGTTGTTTGCTTTGCGTATTCTGGGCATTGGGGTCAATCTCCTTAATCTCCCTTTTGATGAGGTTGGTCATTATCCTATCAGCCTCTTCGTAATCCCGCCAATAATAGGCAAGATAGGCATCATAGATAAGATCGTCAACAGTAGGACGCGGTTTTGGCGTCCCGAACCAACGATCAATCAGGCTTTTCCTGCTTCTGTGGTGGCCGTAGGGCATGGTTGTGCTGCCTCCTTCTGTGGAAATGCGTTAGGTGCAGGCTTGGCAGACTTGTCCCTCTTCTCCAAATTTTCGCGGTACGATTTTTCCTGCTGAGGATATTTTGACCTCTTACCCGCCAGAATGACAGGCGCACCGGCAGCCACAACCTCAGCCTCGGTCAGAAACTTGGCAGGGCCGATATCATCCCAGATTTTACGTTGGGCGGTGAAGATTTCCTGCTGTAACGCCTTGCTGTCCTCTGGTGTGGGTGGATTAGGAACAACTTGCTCAAGTTCATTCCAGCCAGCAGGAGGAGCGAACGTGTCGATCAACGCACCACCACCGATGTTACGGAACAAGCCAAAAATGTAGTTGGCACGATGTTGGTTTGACGACGAAGATGATAGATTGTCGATCACCGAGTTGCCAGAATACACCGAGTTACCAACAGCACGAACGAACTCGAAGCCAGCTTTGCGGAGAATTTTCATCCACGCCTTACCAATCCCGCCGTTTATCTGACTGTCGGTTAGGATAGCCAAGAAAGCGTGATTAGGCATGTCGCGGGTCTCAAACGTACCAACGCGAAGTCGCTGCCAGAAGATATCTTCGTAGGTCGGACCTGCAAACACGGAACCACCGTTCCGCATAACTGGCGTACCAGCGTCACCATTGGACATTTGGATGGATGCCTTGTCGCTAGGCATGAACTTGAAGTTCTGGATGATGCAGCAGGCGCAGCAACCCCAGTAAGAGCCCGGAATTGACGAGCCAAAACGTAGAAATTCCATATTCTATTCCTTTCAATGTTGGTTAAAGTTTATTCAGATACACGTATTGGGAAAGCGTTCTTTGATTTATCCTCTTTCTTTTCTGGTTGTCCGAAAGCTAGGTGGTAAACGTCAACCCAGCTACCGCTATTACTATTGAGGAAAGACGTCACAAGTTTGAAGCCGTGAGTTTCGGTCAGGATTTTTGCCCACTCGATTTGGTAACTCCTAGAGAGGACAATCTCGACAAGACCGGCCTTTCTTACTTTCAGGAGGTATTCAAGATACCTTTCCAATCGTTTCTCGTAGGACTCCATTGGAGCCTCAAGCGGGTAAAAACGCTTACTTTTCCCTGTCCGATAGCCGTTAGCCTCGGTGGGCATTTTCTTCACGGCTTTTAGGGCGTGTGTCGAAGCTTTAGGGTTAGCCCCAAGCGCGTAGATATGCTTGATGCCGCAGCAACCAGCACCGTGCAATATCATACCCATAGTCTGATAAGACAGCTCTCCCAGGTCAGGGAATATTTCATCCTCATCACAAAGAGCGAACGGGTTTTCATATCCAAGTTCAGCCATCATACACCTCCTTCTGACATAACTCTGTTGGCAGCGTTCTTACGCTCCCTGTGTGCTCGCCAATCCCCGTCAGCGACGATAGGCAGATTAGCAACAGACCGGTTCCAGACGTAAATCCAACCATCTTTGAAAGGTTTGCGAAGATACAGCGAGGATGAT